TTATGCTTTTCTTGACAATACTATTGAAAGTGTATCGGCGGCTTTTTCATCTGCCATTTTAATAGCGTGAGTGTATATATTAGTTGTTGTACTTGTCTTGGCATGACCAAGTCTATTGGCTACCGTTCTGAGGTCTGTTCCATTTGCGATTAAAAGCGTTGCATTTGTGTGTCTTAATGAATGGGCATGTATGCCTGGGAAGTTGTTTGCCTCAGAAAACTTTTTTATCCACCAGGAAGCGGTATCGGGGTGCATTGGCCCACCTGAATTTGATGTGAATATTTTTTTACTTCCTTGCCATTGGTCGCCCATCAGCAGGCGAGTGCGTGATTGCTCTTTTTTCCACAAGAGCAGAAGTTTTACTGTTTCTGATGAAATCTTAATTACGCGTTTTGATTCATCGTTTTTAGGCGTATCATCAAAAATACCAAGTCCGGGTACATATACACTTTCCTTTGATATGCTTATCAGACAATCGTCTTTTATGAGGTCAGTCCATTCAAGTCCAAGTATTTCACCACGGCGGGCACCACTGTCGATATATAGGTTAACAAGTGCTTTATATTTTAGGGGAGCAGTGTCAAGTTTTTCAATAAACTCAATTGCTTGATAGTTATCCAAATAAGCTTGCTTTTTCTCTTTGATTTTAGGTGGCTTTACTCTTAAACAAGGATTGTAAGGAATGATTTGCCATTCTACTGCTCTTGACAATATTGAAGATATAAAATAATGATATCTTCGTATAGTTGAAGATACGAGAGTTTTATTAGGTTCTACAGGCTCAAAAAGTTTTTGACTGTCAAGTACATCAGATATTGCTTTTGCACTTTTACAGCTAATATTTTTATTATTTAAAGCACTTCTTATGGTGCTTTCGCTTAACCCAGTAAGAGTACGGAGTTGTGCATGCGTTAATTGTTTCTCCTTGAGAAGTTGTTTTAGGTTTGTAATTGCCTTGTATTTTGTATCTGCACGAACACCTTCTTCTGCTAAGTTATTGTAAAACTCTATGAGGTGAAAAGGCTGAATATTTGAAAGCTTTAAGTGCCCGAGTGCCTTATTTACGTTTACAAACAATTCTTTATAAGAATGAACAGTTTTAGCTTTTAGCTGCTTTTGAGCATATTCTTTAAACCATTTTTCAGCAAAATCAGCGAATTTTATATTATTATCAAGTATTAAGCCGTTTTGGCATTTTTGTTCAAATTCAAAGGCGATTTTTTGCGCCTGTTTTTCAGCTTGCTTTTCTGTCATGCCGGGAAGCGGTTTATATGTCATAGTTTTTTCAATTTGTTTTCCGTCAATGGCATACCCACAGTAAGCTCTTATCAGATATGATTTACCTCTTTTGCGTATTGTAGCCATAAAAATAGCACCTCTTTCTTTGTTATAAAAGTTGACAAAGCAAGGTGCGGTGTGATATACTTTCTATGGTTTATGGTGTATATCGCTTATGCACCCACTTTTCAAAACTTCCGTCCTGCTGCAACAGGGCGGTTGTTTTTTTATTTTATTGTGAACATTACACTATGGTGATTATCTTCTGTTGTGTAAAATAATCTGTATTTGTTAAATTGTTTTGATACAATCTTTTGATTTCCAACGGTGTCGACAGGAAATTCTTTTAAATCAAAATTTTCAGTTGGGTCAATGTTTTTAGCGAGAAGAGTGAGAAATCTTTCAAAATCTTCGACTTGGTTTGTATTTTCAGTTATAATAAACATAGACATATTGTACAACTGTTTAGATTTTCTGTTGTATTTATAATCAAAATGAATACTATCATAACCTTCTTTGTCAAGGGAATAACTTCTTGTTACAATGTCAGGGTTCTCATCCGACAATTCTAATATTTGGTTAAGTTTATAACTGGTGTTCCAAAGTAACTCATCTGCAAAGGCTTTCGTTACATCGGCAACACTGATAAAGCATTCAGGCTCTTCTTGTGTTTTTGTGGTTACATCAGTATTAATGACAGGTACTGGGTTGTAAATAATTTTGTTTATTATTGGGTTAACGATAAGTGAAACAATCAGCATAACAAAACTGATACCAAAAGCAATGCCTGCGGTTAATAATGCCTTTTTGTGTGGATAATTATTGGAGAATTTAAAGCTCCATACAATGAAAAGTACAAATGTGATTATAAACAGAATAAATACCAATTCAGGCAATATCAGAAGAAGCGGCATTTGCTGAAATTCTTTGTCAAGTGCAAACGACAGTGCAAGAGCCGCCGCAAACAAGCTTAAAATGCTACCAATTACCAATACGATGTACTTTACTGCTTCTTTCATAAAAAATACTCCTTAATAATTTCATCTTAAGTAACTCTGGAAAGCGACTGCTTTTCCGAGGATTTTAATGTTTTCGAGTTCGTTACCTTCGTAATTTAAAACGGGGTAGGTGGGGTTTTCGGGACGAAGCTCAACTCTTTCAGGGTAAATATATACTCTTTTAAGGGTTGCTTCATCATTTATAATAACTGCGGCGATTTCGCCATTTAAGACGGTAGGCTGAGAATGAATGAAAACAACATCACCGTCAAATATTCTCGCGTTAATCATACTGTCGCCCTTGGCAACGAGGCAAAAGTCTGCTTTTATATCTGCACTTGCTTCGATAAAAGTTTCGTATTCCTGGTCTGCATATATAGGTTTTCCACAGGCGATACTGCCGAGTATGGGGAACTTCTTTAATTTAATAGGTTTTAATCCGTATTTTTCAATATCAGATACAGTTTCTGTTACATCTTCCCATCCCATTAAGTATGATGGGGTACAATGTAATATTTCTGCAAGTTTTACAACTGTATCATGTTTTAAATTCTTAATTTCACCACTTTCGTATCGCTGAACAGTTGCTTCTTTGACATTTATAAGTTCGGCAAGTTCTGCGAGAGTGTATCCATTTTTTAGTCGCAATTCTTTGAGCCTTTTTGTTATTTCAGACATATTATTCCCTCCAACTATGCTTTGATTATACACTAAACTTTCGCAAAATGCAATACTTTTTTTGCATTTTTCCAAAAAACTTACGCAAAAAGTATTGACAAGGAAAAAATTGTGTGATAGAATGACTTACGTAAAATGTAAGAAAGCGAGGTGATACGATGCGTTGTCGGTGTGATTTTGTAGAGTTAAGAAAAGCCATGGTTGATGCAGGTTTTGACACTAATAGCAAGTTAGCGACAGCTTCAGATGTTAACAGAAATACAATAGGAAAGATTTTAAGCGGTAAAGAGCAACCTTCCGCGCCAGTGATGTATAAATTAACAGAAACACTAAATCTTTCTTCTGAACGAGCTGGGCGTATTTTTTTTAACCACAACTTACGCAAAACGTAAGATTGATAAAAGAAAGAGGTGAGATAAAGGAGTGAAAATGAAAATATCTGGGAAAGGTCAAGCTTTCTTGTGGGGCATAGAAAGTGGATTGATTCCTGAAATTGATGGTTGCTATGATACAGAACAGTTTGATAAGTTTTGGATGCTATTTGAAAATTACTATCAGAAGAATATTGAATATTTTGTTCGGCAAATGCGGATTTCCAGAATGTTCTTCTGGGCATCAGTATCTTTTATGATTGTTGGATTATTGACACGATTAGTGCAGTAATAGTTGCAAGTGCAGTAAGAGCACCTATTACAACATTGACCCACTTGTGAAATTCGTTATTTTTATTACTCTTGGTAATTGATTCTATGCGTTCAAGTTGTGCATGGCCATTAGTGGTTGTTTTATAAAGTGTGTCAATATGTTTATCAGAAAACCATTTAGCAGTGACATTGCTACTTTCGATGCAACCTAAAGAACTAAGCTCTTTGATTATATCTTTGAGCATTTTTGAATCGACATCTGGGAAATGGGTTGTTAAATCTTTTAATGAAATTGTATCAAATTCAGAAATTTTTTTAAGCACGGATTTACTTTCGTTACTTAACATAATAATCACCTCGAAAGTGATTATAGCACAGATTGGAATATATTGTCAAAAAGGAGTGTGCGATATGCGACATTATTTTGAAGGATTTTTTATAGGTGTAGCAGGTGGATAAGAAAGAAAGTTTCAGAATTATGTGTATTGCATTGACTGCAAGCCTGGTTACTCGTTTATTAGGTTGGTTAGTAAATTTGCTATAAAGGGAGTGAGAATGATGGATAAGAAAGAAAAACAGTGGATTTGGAGATTTGTTTGGTTTCTTTCATTTACTGCAGGACATTATTGGAGCAATATTATTGGCCAGATATTAAAACGATTAACCAACTGACAAATTCGGGGATGTTGTCAAGCAGAGCACCCAAAATGACACACAGAATATTGATAAGTATATTTTGTGTATGTTGATTTTTGTTATTATTTATTTTATCAAGATACGCAAGACCTTCTTCAGTTATTTTATAAATCGGGGAGGCATAGGCATCAACGTAAGTGCGTTCAAGTACATTAGTATCGTTAATATAAACAAGAGAAATCAGATGTTTGATAATGCTTTTTAGCCTACTTGAATTAAGCTCAGGGAAATGGGTTGCCAAATCTTTTAATGAAATTGTATCAAATTCAGAAAATTTTTTAAGTACGGATTTGCTTTTGTTACTTAACATAATAATCACCTCGAAGTGATTATAGCACAGATTGGAATATATTGTCAAAAAGGAGTGTGCGATATGCGACATTATTTTGAAGGATTTTTTATAGGTGTAGCAGGTGTGCTATTAGTGAACTTGATTTGTAAAATTGTTTAGGAGGTGAGATAAGTATGGTTTTATTTGTTTTGATGATACTATGTGTCAGCCAAATTTTTTTTGCTATGTTTGTTGTACGAAAGTTGAAATACATGAAACAGTTTTTGCATTGCCATTACGAGAGGGGAAATAAGCAAAAATCAAAGTATTCTAATTGTTATAAAGTTATCTATTTTGATTGTGGTGAAGAGGATTTCAGCGGTTTTTGCAACAGAGTAGAAGAAGGTGATGGCGACTTTATAAAATTTAGTTGCTTTAATGAGAAAAACGATACTGAAATCGTGTTGGCTGTTATTAACAAGTCACAGATAAGAGAGATTGCTAATGTGAACGCATACCTGCAGATTGAAGATTTGCAGGATTAGCAAAAGTAATATTTTATCCCATACATAGAAGGTGGCCGTGCTTTTCCCGGGAAAGTGAAACATCCGGGGCAACAACTTTTAAAGATATGTTTGTTTTGACTCCCTTTTATTATATTTTATTTTTTATTGCAATTAACACCTGCGGTCACCTTCTATGTGTGGGATGTAAGAAAGGATGATTTTATGATAGCAAAAATGAGAACTATTCCGCAGCTTGTAAGAGAAGCAAAGGCGGAAGACCCGAACACACCGCTTAATGAGCATTTTATCAGATGTCTTGTAAAGCGTGGTGAAATTAAGACTGTTACGGTTAACAGAAAAACTCTGATTTCGGTTAGTGCATTTAATGAGTATATGAACAGAGTGTCTGATGAACCGGGCGGAAGTTTTGGAAAGATAAGAAAAATAATGTAAAGGAGTGAGATAATTGGACAAGCTATTAGATAGTTTTGCAGTTGTGCTGATATATTATGTGGCGTTTTTAGTGCCGATAATAATAGGCTGCGTTATAGAAAAAATAAGCGATAAAAAGGAGATGAAGAAAAATGAAAACAGTGGACAAGTTGTTAGAAATTATGAAAGAGGGCGGAAGCCTTATTGCGGGAACGGTGAAGCGGGATATTCAGAAAGACAAAGCTACATCGCTTGATGAAAGACTAGTAAATTATATGTTCTTAAAGGGCGTTGCAGTTCTGCCTCTTCCCGGGACGCAACTGTGGTACTTGGAAAAAGACGGTGACGGCAAATATTGCGAAGTAAGCTCAGCTAAGTTTGTTGCGATGGGAAGGGACTGCGTTGTGATGGCGAAGGTCAATCCGGAAGAGCTTGTTAAGGAGTGCGAAAGGTATATTAACTGCCAGAGCTGGATTTTTGTTCATCCTCAGTGTGATGTATTTGAGACAAAAACAGAAGCTCAGGAAGAGTTTGCAAGGAGGAGTGAGAATTATGCCGATTGATGAAAATTTGGAGCTTGGCGGAGGAATAATTAAGCTTATTACCGACCACAAGGTTAAGACGTTTTATGGTGAGTATAAGACTTTGAAAGAGTGCCTTGAGCTTGGCAAGGGTTTGAGTGAAATGCCGACAAGTAACGTGATAGTGATGCATGAGGAAGCTTTAAGAGGTGATGTGTACAGATACGGGAATCACGGTGCGTTCTGGGAGCATATCGGAACTACGAAAGGATTTGCGTGAGGAAGGGGAAGGTTATGAATTTTACAGAAATGGTGTTTAGGTTGTGGGGGTGCTGCATTATTACGGCCATATGCGTTTCAGCTGCGGTGGTTTTTGCGTATGCGGTATATGCAGAAAACCTGCAGGAAAAGAAAAAAGCCCACCTTTGCACAGGTGAGCCAGAAGATGTGAATAACACATCATCCAATTTGCATAATTAGTTTAACATAAGATTTTAAATTTGTCAAATTTACATAAAAAGGAGTAGAAAAATGAATTATTTAAGCATTAACAATCAAAGGATTGACCTGACAGAAGAACAGGTTAAGGCGATTCAATCGGCGTTTGAGGCGGAAGCGGGTATAAGATTATCCGAACTTGCACCTGGAGAACCTTTTAAGCTGGGTCAGCATGAATTTTTTGTGTTGGAGCATTTGGGAGATGCAACGGCCGTACTGCTTAAAGACTTATTACATAATTCGGAGAAGTTTGGTTCCAACAACAATTATAACGGCTCGCATGTAGATGAGTTGTGTTGTGCGTTCGGTGGAGAGATTGAAGAAATAGTAGGCAAAGACAATATCATAGAGCACGAGGTCGATTTGACATCTGATGATGGATTGAAAGACTATGGAGTAATTAAAAGAAAAATGTCTTTGATTACTGCAAACGATTATCGCAGATGGGTTTATGTTATTGACAAGCACAAGCTTGACAAGTGGTGGTGGCTTGCTACTGCATTTAGCACACCTGCGCATGACGATGAGGATTGGGTTAAGTGCGTTTCGCCCTCGGGTAATATCGATGACTACGATCGCTACTACTACAATTATGGCGTTCGCCCGTTTTGTATCTTAAAATCTAATATCTTTGTATCTAAATAATCAGGAGGAAATGAAAATGAAATTATCAGAAATTAAAATAGGTAAAACTTTTAATGTGGCAGGCATTGAGTTTATCAAGATGAAGGCAAGCAGTGAAGGAACTGTGGTTGTTGCCAAAGATTGTGTTTTTGATTCTACATACGGCAAAAACAACAACTTTTCTCAAAGTGAAATTTTAAAAAGACTTACAGAAGAAATATTACCAAAAATTGAGGATGCAGTCGGTGCAGAAAATATTCTTGAATTTAAAACCGACCTTACAAGCCTTGATGGTCTTAAGACATACGGAAGTATGACAAGCAAAATAAGCATACCAACCTTTGATTTTTACAGGGATAATGTTGAAGTTTTTGACAAGCACAAACTTGATACATGGTGGTGGCTTGCAACTCCTGATAGTACTCCTGAGCACACAAATGACCGCTGGTGCGTTTGCGTTTCGCCCTCGGGTAAGTTCGATGGCAACTTTAACTGCAACTACGATAGTGGCGTTCGCCCGGTTTTGGTCTTTGTATCTGATATCTTTGTATCTTGTGAGGAGTAAAAATTATGAGTGATACTGATTTGAAGGTTGTTATAAAAGCCAAGGAACTTATGAAACATACATATGTTCTTACAAGCAATCCGAACAGGTATCCTAAAAAGTACAGACATTCTCTTGTGGACAGGCTGCAGCTTAAAAGTATGGATATATATGAAAATCTGTTAGAAGCCAACAGGGTGAGTAATATCACAGATAAGAAACTGCGTTGTGAAACAATAACCAAAGCAATAACTTTATGTGATGAACTTCTTACATACATTGAGCTTTCAATGGAGCTTAGTATTCTTAACTCAAAGTCTGCAGAGTATTGGTCGAAAATGGTCTCTGATGTGAAGTATATGGCTATCGCCTGGAGAACAAAAGAGAAAAAATAAAATTATAGGTTGTGCGTTGTATTTTTCTTTGCGTTTCGCCCTCGGGTAATATCAATAACAACAATAACTACAACAACAATAATGGCGTTCGCCCGTACTGGTGGATAGTCAGACAGAGTAGGCAATAAGCCGAAATCAGAACACCACACCAAAAGAATGCACAACCTTTCCGTATGGATAAACAAAAAGGAGCTGTGTTGTATGACCGACTTTGAAAAAGTAACAGATTTTGGGAATATGTATAAGGCTTACAGAAGGTCAAAGTGCGGTAAGGGCTTTAAGAAAAGCTCAGCAAAGTTTAACATTATGGCTTTAGATGGTGTTAATACTCTTGTAGAGCAGTTGAAAAACAAGACATATAAGGTGTCTGAATATACCGAGTTTAAAGTTTATGAGCCTAAAGAACGCATTATTAAAACAACCTCTTTTAAAGATAAGGTTGTACAACATAGCTTATGTGATAATGTAATTTTGCCAAGACTAAAAAATGTGTTTATATATGATAACTGCGCCGGACAGATTGGAAAGGGTACGTCCTTTGGTCGGGATAGGTTATCAGAACAGATGCAGGCGTTTTACCAAAAGCACGGCATTAACGGATATATTTTAAAATGTGATGTAACCAAGTTTTTCTACAGTATCCCGCATCAGCAACTTAAAGATATAGTAAACTATCATTTTTCTTATGATGAAGATATATGCTATCTTTGTAATTTGTTTATAGACAGTACAGAGGGCAAGGGAATACCTCTAGGAAATCAAATCAACCAGGGTTTTGCACTGCTTTATTTAGATGGTATGGACAAGCTTATAAAAGGTGAGCTTGGGATTGAGTATTATGGTAGATTTATGGACGATTTCTGGCTTATTCATCAGAGTAAGGAATATTTAAAATATTGCCTTGAAGTTATAACGGAGTTTTTAAAGACATTGGATTTGACCTTAAACGGCAAAACGCAAATAGCTCCGCTGAAAAATGGTATAAGCTACTTGGGGTTTCACTTTTATTTAACCGACCGCGGGCAAGTGATTAGGAAGCTCAAAAACCAAAACAAGCGGAATAAGCAAAAGAAATATATAAAAATGGCAAAGCTTGTAGCTGAAGGTAAATTGCCAGTAGAAAAGTTTTATGCATCCTATAACGCGTGGAAAAATCATATATCACAAGGAAACTGCTACAGGCTTGGTAAAGCTATGGATAAAAAAATAGACGACATCTTATGTGATGTACGGGGAAAAGGAGAAATGTAAATTGCTTAACAAGGTAATTCTTATGGGAAGGCTTACAAAAAAGCCTTTAATTGAAGTAACGCCGTCAGGGGTATCAGTTACAAAGTTTACTTTAGCGGTAGACAGAAACTATGTAAAGCAAGGCGAAGAACGGCATGCGGATTTTATAGGCTGTGTGGCGTGGCGCGGAACTGCAGAGTTCATTAATAAGTATTTTGATAAAGGTCAGCTTATGGCACTTGTAGGCAGTATTCAGACCAGGAGCTGGGAAGACGGTGAAGGAAATAAACATTATGCAACAGAAGTTGTTGCGGATGAAGTTTCTTTTGCGGGCGGTAAGGTTAATATTGCGGCGGAAGCGGCAGGAGATGTAGCTGACGATAATAAAAATGCGCCAGATTTTAGCGAGACCAATGACGATGACGACCTGCCATTTCAAAGGTGAGTGTAAATGACTATTGAGGGGTACTTACAAAAATATGACGGTGAAACTCTTACCATTGTTGCACCGTTTACAAATTCACATCTTTTGCAGAAACAAGGCATTACAGACTGCGAAATAAGGCTCAATGACGGGCGGAGCATTTCAGCAGACCAAAGGAAAAAGATATATGCAACATTTAAGGATATATCACTTTGGACAGGGCACGTTCCCGATGAGATTAAGGCTATTATGAAATATGAATTTATTGCAAGAACGGGAACAGAGTATTTTTCGCTTTCTGATGTAGATATGACTACTGCAAGAGAATTTTTAGAGTTTTTAATTGATTTCTGTCTTGAACATGATATTCCCACATCAGATAAGCTCTTAGAAAGAAGCCCTGATATTGCAAGATACATATATATGTGCTTAAAACATAAAAAGTGCTGCATTACGGGAAAGAAAGCGGAGCTGCATCACGTTGATGCTGTGGGAATGGGAAGAAACAGAAAAGATATTATTCATAAAGGTATGAGGGTGTTACCTCTTACCAGCACTCTTCACAGAGAATCACACGATATAGGTCAAAAAAGCTTTGCAGAAAAATATCATGTATTCGGTATTAAGCTTGATGATGAGTTGTGTAAGGTGTGGAGAGTAAAACATTAACGAGAGGAGAAAGTTATGGCAAGACCAAGAAAAAAAGGTCTCGATTACTTTCCTTTTGATGTTAATTTCTTTACTTTTGACAAGAAGATAAAAATTTTAAGGGCACGTTACGGCTCTGATGGGGTTGTAGTTTATATCTATCTTCTTGCTGAAATATACAAAGACGAGGGCTATTATTTAAAGGTTGATGAAGATTTTAATTACATAATATCTGAAGACCTTAATATGAGCGCCGATAAAATAGGGCAGATAATGAACTTCTTGCTTGAACGGTCACTGTTTGACGATAAACTTTTCAAGTCGGACAAGGTTCTAACTTCCCGGGGAATACAGCGAAGATTTCAGGAAGCGGCAGTTAACAAAACTGCAGTTGAAATTGAAAGCAAATACTGGCTTTTGGATGCAGATGAAACCAAGAGTTTTATTAAGTGCACTCAAAATGAGAGTTTTTACGGAGAAAACGGCAGTAATTTCCCCGAAAACGAGGGTTTTTGTGGAGAAAATGACACAAAGAAAAGTAAAGTAAAGAAAAGTAGAGTAAAGGAAAGTAAAGAAGATATATTCGGCATGTACTGTTCAGAAGATAAGGAACTGCTTGCTGCGTTTGTTGCTTTCGAGGATATGCGCAATAAAATTAAAAAGCCTATGACAGACAGAGCAAAGCAGATGCTTATTAAAGAGCTTAATAAAATTACAAATGATATGCGTATTCAAACGGCTATTCTTAATCAGAGTGTGTTGAATTGTTGGCAGTCGGTTTATCCGCTGAAAAATCAACAGAGTACACAGCAGAATAAGTCATTTATGGATATAGCTCTTGAAATGCAGGCAAAGGGGGATGTTTGATGACAGAACTTGAATGTGTAAAAATAATTGCTGTAATCGAAGCGGCTTATCCGAGATATTATATGTCAATTACAGAAGATGCAAAGAAAAATATGCTGACAGTGTGGCATAAGCTTCTGAAAGACTATTCCTATGAGGAAGTAGGCGCGGCTGTATATGCGGTTATAAATTCTTCAAAATATCCGCCCGTAATTGCGGACATTACAGAAAGGCTGCAGAGCTTTTATAAAACTGATGAACTTTCAGAACTTGAAGCCTGGGCGTTGGTAAGAAATGCGGTAACGAAAAATGGGTATTATGGATACAGAGAAGAATTTGCAAAGTTTCCAAAGGTAATACAAAAGTCAATCGGCACAGCTGAAACACTTAAATATTGGTCACAGCTTGATGAAAGTGAGTTTAACACGGTGATACAATCAAATTTTGTGCGGTCATATCGTGTTGAAGTGAAGCGGGACAGTGAATATCAGAGACTTCCCGGAAGTGTTAAAGAGTTTATCGGCGGAATTATTGAGAAAAAGAAGCTTGCACAGGCACAGCCTAAAGCAGAGATTACGGAGGGTAGCAATGGACCGTAAGAAATTTTTAAGTATATGTAAAAGAGGCGGCAAGGTAAAGTTTGAAGGGCACGAGTATGAAGCGGTAAAGATGAATGGTAAAAGTGAAGATATCTACGGGCACTGCATACAGGGCGTTTTACTTAAAGACGACGCAACCAATACCTTGCTGACAGTAAGATTAGAGAGGGTGGAAGAGTGTGGGACAGGCGAGGAACTGGACAAGTGAGGAGCTTGAACTCTTAAAAATGCTTTGGGGAGAACGCACAATTCCACAAATTGCAAAAAGACTTAATCGTTCTGTAAATGCTATTAAGGTTAAGTCGGTGCGGTTGGGACTTGGCGGTCAGACTGACAGTGGCAGTTTAATGACAGCAAGAAAAGTATCAGAGCTTATGGGCGTAGATGTACATGCAGTTACTGATTATTGGATTCCTACGTTGGGGCTTAAGGCGAAAAAAGAAGTTGTATTTACTCAAAGGAAGTACACTCTTATAAAATTTGATGACTTAATTTGCTTTTTAAAAGAGCATCAGGATGTGTGGGATAGCAGACGTGTAGAGTTTTATGCTTTAGGGAAAGAGGAAGAGTGGCTTATAAAGAAAAGAGAATCGGACAGGCTTATTCCTCAAAGAAAATTCCAAAAGTGGACACAGCTTGAAGACCTGCAGGTGATAAATCTGTTTAAAAAAGGACTTACTTATGCTGAAATGGGGAAAGCACTTAATCGAAGTGCATCTTCAGTTGAACACAGAATACATAGGCTTGACGTTTGGGGAAGCGGAAGGTATATTCCGGAAGCGGAACGAAATGCGTTAAAGGAACAAAAACAGAAGCGGGTGTTGATTGCAGAGCTTTTATTTGCACTTAAATATAAATTCAATCAACTTAATTTTGACGGATATTTTCAAAAAGATATGTGTATGTACTGGGATGATGTCAGAGGCTGCACGAAACATCAGAGTAACTGTGATGAGTGCATCGAGTTTGAGAGAATTAAGCCTCAGTATTGTGTGCGGTGTGGGGGTACATTCTTTGAAAGAAAGAAAAACAAGATTTGTGCAAGATGCAGAGCAATGAGAGCATCCCAGGCACGAAAAAAATATGCAATTATGAACAGGAGGTAAAAATGAAAGCGAATGAAAGATTAAGAGAACTATTAAAGGAGTTTGACAGTCATCCTGAAAAGACCTGTCCGCAATTTAATACAGGTAAAAGTTGTGAAGGGTGTAAATATTTTAAAAACCAACATTGCGACATTGATGGCAGAAGAGTTGATTTTCTTCTTGAAAACGGCGTTATCTTACCACCTGTAACTCTTGATGAAAAAATCAAGGAAGCGGCAAGGCTGAGGTATAACAATGGGAGAACGATAGAGGAAATTGCAGAAATGATGGATTGTACTCCACGAACTATTCTGCGATATCTGAAAAGGTTTGAGGAAGTGGCAAAGGAGTGATTGATTTATGACAGAAGCGGAAATGTTAGAAATGGAAAAGCATTGGTGTGAGAATTGTTGTAATTTTGATAAAGAGCACAGTTTGCCTGATGGATATGCAAATTGCAAGGTAACAAATATGCTGACCTTCGGGCAGACTTGCGGAAAAGAGTGTAAATTCTTTAATGTGCCTGCAGAGAATGTTGTTGTACTGCCGTGTAAGCTTGGGGATAAGGTGTATTCGATAGATTATATGATAGGTGACAATGGCTTAAAGAAGCATAAACCATATGAATTAAAAGTGATGATGGTAACACAAAAAGAAAACGGTATTTTGATAAATGCGAAAAGCGAAGACTACAACCGAGTGAAGCCTTATATGGATTATGAAATCGGAAAGTTATTATTCGTAGGTGAAAATGCCAAAGAGGAAGCTAAAAAGGCTCTGCAAGCTACCGGCAAGTTATAGTTATTCTTTTTAAGCGGATAGTTATTCGCTTTGTGGAATTTTAAAACGAATAAGGAAGGAATGAGGAAATGAAACCATTAACAATGACAGATGAGGAATATGGCAAAAGACATCTTGTTGCAATAAGTGTTAAGCACACAGAATATAAGTGGAAGTTTGGAAAGCCTTGTGTCTTATGGGGATATAAGCAGACCAAAGATGATGAAAAAAGGTGTTTTGCTGACTACACACAATATCCAAACAAAGCGGAAGTTTATTCTTTGCAAGATTGGTTAGATAGTGGTTACGGCTCAATTATTAAAATGGACGAACCTGTGCATATTACAATAGACCTTTGCAAGAAATACAAAAATTACGATACAGTTTTGATTGACAAAGAAGAATATATCGGTTATTGCAAAATGGCTTGTTTACCACTCGCCCACCCAACCGAGAAAGGCGGTGTTGAGGAATGAAAAAGTTATTGCATTGGTTTAGATACGGAAATGATTGTGAGCATTGCCCTTATGGTTGGTGCGCAAGAACATCATACGAATATGACGAATGGGATGGCGGTTGCTATATCAAAGGTGATGATTGGGAAGAGAAACCTTGCAGACTCTTGCCACCATACAAAAACATAATCGGGTTTTTCAAAAAACGAAAAGCTATGTATTTTGAAAATCATTATTACGATGGCTATCCAGAGTATTGTCAACGTAGTGAGAGTCTTGATGAAAAACTCAAAGAACTTATAGATAAATATATGCTAAGTCGTGGTTTGTATTATGAGCATGGAGAGGGTGAATACACAAAAGTAGAAAACTGTGATATGTTTTATGATTTTTGGAGAATTCGCTCTGAATATGAAGATTTTGCACATCCCTTTGTTTATAAATCGATTAGAACAGAGTGGAAAGAGCTAATACGCAAAACATTTAATGCATTTGTCGATAAATTCAAACCATATTTTTGCGAATAGAAAGAAGGTGCAGAGTGATGGTTGATTTACAAACTGTAATTGAAGAATTAAACACAGGCAAAATTGAATTTGATTATAAAGACGATGATTGTTGCACCACAGAGGGCGAAGTAGTTATCCTTTTGAAGCGACTTGCAGAATTAGAAAATGCCGATGTTGAGGAAGTGAAGCACGGGCATTGGATAGAAGATGGTGAATATCAAATTGTTCCGTGTGCGGTGAAGAACATCATTGGGATGAATACAGGGCTACATATTGCGAGGATTGCGGTGCAAAAATGGACGGAGGGAAGGCAGACAATGAATAGAGCAGACAGAAGAAAGAATAAAAGAATACGAAATAGTTATAACCCAGTCAGGAATAGTCTGATTTTCAAATTTAAACAATGGTTAAAAACTTGGAGGTAAGGTAGATGACTTGTAAAGATTGTATTCACGATGGAATTTGTATATGGACACAAGTGGACTCGAAGAACAAGAAGGTGTGCAAAGACTTTAAGAATAAGGCTGATTTTATTTCTAAATGGATAAGTACAAAGGACAGATTACCCGAAGCGGATGAGCGGATGGTTGAGATCGTTGCGTTTATTGCAGGAGCACAAAAGAGCACGACATTGTATTTCTTAAATGGTGAATTTTTTGATGATAACAACGATTACTATAATGTGGTTTGTTGGCAACCATTGCCTGAACCACCTAAGCAGGAGGAATTATTACGATGATAGATAAGAGCAGGTGGGATGGTGAGCATAATAAATGTGCTATATGCGGTAAACCTGTGCATCCGTTACAGGAGACAAGTGCAGAACCATTGGCAAAAGGAATAGCTTGCGTGAGTTGTGCTTTTAACAGAGTTGATGCAACAAGGAGAAATAATGGTATACCTTCTCGTAAAATCACAACAAAAAACAGAGATGGGAAATGGGTGACTTTAATAGTCGCAGATGAAATGAAGGGAGTAAAGTGATGAAAGAGCCAAATGAAATTCAAGAAATTAAGATTACATACAAAGACGGCAGTGAGAAATTAGTTACTCGTGGAGTCTGCTTTTCGGTGAGAGAAGAAAATGAAACTGTTTTTGTTGAATGTGATGGTGTGTCCGGAACTGAAGCGGACGAGATTGCAGTATTGGCTATTGTATCGAGGATTGCAAAAGAGTTAGGGATTGATGAAGAACTTGTGAATAAATCAGAAGAGGTGAAAAAAGGCGATGAACAGTAAAGATTTTGAAGAAGTTTTAGAGAGCAGATGGAGCAGGTGCTTGAATGTTTTAGGGGTTAAGGCAAAAGAGTATGCAACATCTGACCGATTACATAATTTTAAGGTTGCTGCGGTTTTGCAGCACGAAAGTCCTATTAAAGCACTTGGCGGTATGATGGCAAAGCACACTGTATCGGTTTACGACCTTATAGAAGCGGAAAACAGGGGCGAGGATATTCCAATAGAGCTTTGGGACGAAAAGATTGGGGACCACATAAATTATCTGCTTCTGCTCTGGGCGGTTATAGTTGAAAACGAAGCGGAATTAAGAGGTGGTAACATTGGCTGAATACAACAAGGTCTGCAAGGTTTGTGGGAAAGAGTTTATAGCTGCAAGTCATATGGCAAGATACTGTGATGAGTGCCGCAGAAAAAACAGCCCTGTTAAGGGAGAGAAAATATGTCCTATATGTGGCAAAGAGGTTTTCAGGTCCAAACAGGCGAAGTATTGCTCTTTAAGTTGTGCATGGAAAGCGAAACAGGAAAAAAGCCAAAAAAACAACACATCGAAGCTAAGCAAGAATGGAACGCTTTGCTGGCATTGTGAGTGGTCGACAGGCAAAGAGGGCAAATGTCCGTGGGCGAGCCATCTTATTCCTGTTAAAGGCTGGGAAGTTAAAAAGGTGAAGCTAAAGGTAAGCACCACTGATTATACTGACAGTTACGTTGTAAAGGATTGTCCGTTGTTTGAGGAGGGGTAAGAGTGACAGTTAAAGAGCTTTCACAGCTTTATTATCTTAATCGCGAAGTAAAATTATATCAGGACAGGCTTGAACAGTTGGAACAAGAAATTGATGAAGATGAGCGCACACTGGCATTGTTAGAATCAAGTGCAACTTCATTATTAAGCCCGAGCTTTGATTGTATGCCGAAAGGCAATAGCTTATCAAACAAACTTGAAAGCAACGTTATTCAAATTACAACACTTAAAGATAAGATTAACCAAAAGAAAGAGTTAAGGTCGAGTTGTGCGACATCTATACATGCAAAACAAATTCTTTGTCTTACAGAGAGAAACATACTGGAAAAGTATATTGCGGACCTCCCAACAAGCTTATTGAGATTGATATTTACATATCGTTTTGTTGACGGCCTTACCTGGGCGGAAGTATCAGACAAAATTGGAATGAAGACAACGGAAGATAGTGTGAAAAAAATGTGCTACAGATATATTGCTGAAAGTAATGACAAAAATGTTTGTCCCGAATGTCCTTGAATTTTTAAGCAAGCAATTTTATAATTATAATGTGATTTGTTTATCAATCAATTCCTTTCGAGAGAAGAGCACTCCTGCATCCTGAGGGGGTGCTCTTCTTGCGTGATACAATAAAGTGAGGAATATATGAGTATATACACAACTAAGAGATGGAAACAAAAGAGAGCACGCATCCTTAAACGAGATGGATATATGTGTCAGATAGCAAAGCGTTACGGCAAAAGAATTGATGCTAACACTGTGCATCACATTTATCCAGTTGCTGATTATCCTCAGTATGCTTGGTGCGATTGGAATTTGATTTCTCTCAGTGATGAATGGCACAATAAAATGCATATTAGAGAAACCAATGAGCTTACCGAAGAGGGGAAGCGATTGCAGAAAAAGACAATCCCCCCCACTTCGTAAAATAAAATTTTGAGGTCGGGAAACCGGGATAGGGAGCCTTTTCCAACTCTGAGGAATTTGGAAAGTCCTGAAAAAAGGCGAAAATTACTTTGTGACAGTATTTAATTAAAAATATAGGGAGGTCGGGAAAAGTCAATGGCGAGAACGGCTAAGAGTGCTGAAACTATCAAAAAAAATACAATTGCGGAAATGAAAGAACTTGGAATTTATAAACCTGAATATAACAATATTATAGACATTTATGCTTCACTTCTTGAAAGATATCTGCTTATCAAATCCTTGCTTTGCATGGACGTTTATGTTGCGAGGAATACAGTTTGCATTACTGAGGAAACACTTCGCAAAGATGTTCTTAAATATGCTTCTGAACTTGGACTTACACCGTATGGCCTTAAGAAGATACTTGATAAGCCATCTTCCAATAAGGGTGAAAGTCTTCTTGCAAAGGCGTTGAAACAGTTTGAGTAAGAATTTAAGCAAATATAAAAACTATGACACCGTTATGAACTATGCAAAAAACATAGTCGATGGTGTAATTCCCGCAAATAAGTACAGAATTAAAGCTTGTCAAAGATTTTTAGACGATTTAACCAATACAGAATATGATTTTAACCCTAAAGGTGCAGAATTTGTTATTCAGATAATTGAAAATACCTTTTGTCACCAGCAGGGAGAGATGCAAGACGGCACACCTTTAAGAGGTACGCCGTTTTTATTATTGGATTATCACAAATTTGTTGTTTATAACCTCCTGGGGTTTTACCTTAAAGGCACACAAATTGTGAGATTTCACGAAGCATTTATATTTTTGCCAAGAAAAAATGTAAAAACGACATTTGCAGGGGCTTTGGCATACGGTCTTGAACTTTGGTACAGAAAAAGTGGTAGCCAATGTTATATTACATCGGCAGCTTTGGCACAATCTTTGCAGAGTTGGAATTTTATTAAGTACAACATCATCAATATGGGCGAAGAGGATACCTTCAAAATAATTGATAACAACAACGAGCACAGCATTACTGCTGATTTTGGTGATGGTTCATTTTATATTCGTGCTTTGGCAGCAAATCCGGACAGTCAGGACAGCTTTAACTGTAATATAGGCATTGCTGACGAGATGCACGCTTATAAATCTCCAAAACAATACAACATTATCAAAGAAGCTATGAAAGCATATACCAATAAGCTTATGATAGGCATTACTACTGCAGGCGATAATATGAACAGTTTTTGCTATAATCGCTTGCAATATTGTAAAAAAATATTGGACAAGACGGTAAAAGATGAACAGTATTTTGTTTTTATTTGCGAAGCTGATGCTGAT